ATACAGCACCATTTTTTTTTTTTTTTATGACTAGCGACACCTCCACAGTGACAGTTATAAGAGCATTTTTGAATTACGTTGCAAACGTTAGCGAATATGCAGGAATATATTTTGAAGTACCAGCAGGCCATTACTATGTGGTTGATGTGAACACAGGGGCTGGGTCAGCCGCTGTGTGGCAAGAACTATACTAAAGGAATACAATGCCATCAAAATCACTAATTGATTTCGTTTCAGAGTTAATAAAAATGTACGGTCTTGGTGCCTTCGGGTTGATTGTGTTGGTTGGTGGCATTCTGTACCTAATACGGAAAAATGAAAAAGACCGGGGCGAATGTCGGGCAGATTTCCAAGCTTTGCATAAGTCTCACGGAGACGACAGAAACGATTGGTTTAATACTTTAAAAGAGCAGCATGATGGCGTTATAAGCGTTGTCAAGGAAAACTCAAAAGCGTTGGAGGGTTTCGCCGTAGCAACTAAAGAATTATCAATTCACATACAGAACTGTAGGTTAAGACAATGAAAGCAAGCTTCTACCGAAAGCTAAACGCCGCCGAAAGGTCGACAGTAAACAAGCTGTATCCAGGCAAAGGCTATAAGTATATTCTGCTTGAAGATATATCGTTTTACAGTATTAAATATAAAAAATGGGTTAAATGTAAATGCGGTATGCTGTCTGATGGTGCCACAGGGGCCATGGATATTAACTCAGAATCTTGGTGGTTTCACGATCAGTTATGCAATACAGGTAAGTGGGCTGATGGAACGCCGTGTAATAACTGGCAAGCGTCAAGAGTCATATCAACTGTACTATTTAACGAATGGAAAGAAAACCCCATTAAAAGACCATTCAGAGGCTTAAGGGCTATTTTGTGGCGACCAGCAACATGGTTATTTGGTGGGCAGAAAGCAAGGGCAAATGGGATGTGGTAACGCCCATGTATCAGTCAACATATTTTACCAAAAAAGAAACCGGATGTAGATGCGGGGATTGTAACCGAAAGCAGGGAATGAGCGACGAACATTTACGGCGCATGGATATATTACGGCGTTTGTGTGGGTTTGTTCTTAACATGACAAGCGGGTATAGGTGCCCTGACCACCCAACAAACCCGACCGGGCCACATGGCGATTGTGCAAGTGATGTCATGGTCAGTCGTAGGCAGGCGTATATTGTAGTACAGAAAGCAATGCTATTAGGTTTCACCGGTATAGGTGTGAAGCAAAAAGGAAATAAAAGATTCATTCACTTGGATGATTGCCTGAATACAATAGAAAGGCCACGCCCGTGTATTTGGAGTTATTAAGTCTCAATTATCTCAATACCATAAATTGCCTCAACAAGCTTTTTCTTAAGTTTGAATAGCTGATAAGCAGCTCCTTTCTTTAGCCCTTTAACATCTTCTACCTTCCAGCAATCGTCATCGACATCAAAATACCTGAAATCTGCCTTGTAGAACGCAATATAAACATCTTTGACCATAATGTCGTACCTTGGGTGTAGCTCAAGGCTATGGATCTTTTTACAGCGTTCAAGTAGTTTTAATTCTTGGTAGCGATTACATTCTTTAATAGAATCAAAAAATATTGAATCATATTTTATTCTTTTAGCGTTGAATTTATTCATAATTACCTAACAATATTTAATCCATGTCGGAGGCCATGGCAATGTCCACACAAAGTAACTAAGTTCTCCATAGTGTCTTCTCCGCCCTGCGACTTAAAAATAATGTGGTGCGGAGAATCAAGCGGATATGTGCCTGGGCAAGTTTCTCTGTTCTTATCCTGGCAAGTATGGCCATCACGCTCAAGAACAGCCTTTATTAAGGTGGAAAGCTTTTTGCCCTTAAGCCTGATTTTCTGTTTCTTGAAGTTGCTTTTCATATCACGCAAATCCCCCGAGGAATTCATCCCAATACTTTTGAGCCATACCCTCAACCTCAAAATCTTTAAACTGAGGAAATATCTTTTCACAAATCACAGTCAAAACCTTTTGGTAAACCTGTTCACGTTCGTCGTTGTCCATGTTTGCAAAGGATATTGACTTGGCCTCTATGGTGAATGAGCCATCAATCCCATAAACCACATAATAAAATCCAGCCATCTTGGTTATTTCTTTTCTGAAGTGGTCAAAATTCTTTTCTGGCCTGCCATATTCTGTGCTTATTTCCCCAGGTTCCCAATATTCAAAAGCAGACACAAATAACATCAATAGTTTTTTGTGGAATTCGTAATGATTCTTTTTCTTAAAATCTGATTCAAGGATAGAACCATTTTTCATTTTCTTGAAAGCCGCAACCGTTGGAGGATCGCAGGGCAATAGGCAATCGAATTGTTTTATGAATGTTCGTTTCATGATTAAACCAATCTCCTATTGAGGCAATTACCACACCAATCACCCTGAGCAATCTTGCACCACTTCAAAGTTGGCCCTGGTGGGTCCCCGCTATTGGGATATGCTTTGCAACCTGAAAGCCTGTTTGTTTTGCTCATTGTTGGTTTTGGCATGTTTCCCCTTTTTAAAATTGTCTTAGCCTCTTACCTCGAAAACCCGCCCCAGACAGTCTGAGGCGGGTCGCTTTTCAAGATTCCAAATGTGAACGGTTTAATACATAGGCGTACCCCCTTATTTAATTATTCAACAGGCTTTGCAATCAAATTGATTCTTGATATGTAAATGGAAATGTTTTCCAACCGAATCAGCAAAGCGAAATTTTGCAAAATCTTCCGCTGAAAACTCAGGATAATAAAAAGACTTTCCGTTGCTGAACTCCACAGCTAGGGTTTGGTGTTCGTCTGAATGGCCTATCTTGCTTATATATGATGATTCGACATCGAACATTTTTTCCATCAGGGCCGGGGTTTGGTCTTCTTGTTGTTTGGTTTCTGTTTGTTCTGGCATTTTATTCCTCGCAAATATAAGTTGGAACGCCTGAAATTTCCTTGATTTCGCGTTCAAATTTGGCGGCATCAGAATTGCCCCCGCTTAGATGCAACAGGTGTATCTCTCTGACTGTTGACATATCGTTTGCTCTGATAAAATCCTTTACATTTTCGAGGCCAAAGTGAGACTTTAGGAGCCTGTTTTTTTGTGCTGGAGCCATTGCCCCAGACTCAATTTGTTCATCAACTATTTTCATATCATAGTTACACTCTACCATGATGTAATTCAGGCCTTTGAATTTGTATTTGATGAATGCGGTATCTGTGGCGAATAATAGTTTTTCGCTTCCTGATTGCATCAAAAAGCCAAGAGGTTCGGCGCAATCGTGAACGGTATCAAATGGAAGTATCGTCCATGATCCTATTTTGAATTGTTTCATCGGCTTGATAATTTTTATTCTATGGCCTTCCAAAGTTGTTTCTTCTGCTGTTCCCGCGCTCATATAGACATCGGTGCCGCAACAAGCCAACCTTCCGGCGGCTTGTATGTGGTCGCCGTGACCGTGACTGACAAGACAACCGGAAATACCAGACAGCGAAAAATTCAAGGCTTTCTTAATCTTCTTAATTGAGATGCCGCATTCAATCAGAAGTTGAGCTTTGCCATCGTCAACCAGATCGCAATTACCCTTGCTTGATGACGCTATTGATTTAATTGTGACAGTCATTAGTATTCTGGCTGTGTTTCTTCTGGCTCTTTTACTTCGCCGGTTGTGGTGTCAATATCAATAAAATCTTCATTAGCGTTTTCGGCAACATCAGCGTTGAAAGATTGCTCTTGGGTTTTATCGTCATGGTCGGCGGTGAAAGCGGAAACCATCTCCACAGACATGATCCCGTATTTAGAAAGAACTTGCTTAATTAAAGTCTTGAGCGCCATTTCGTCAAAGTTTGTATGCCAAGCTGACTTTCTTTTCCCTTCAGGCTTATTCAGGTCAGCCTTGTATGATTCAGAATATCTTTTTGCATGAGACTCGATGTCATCAACTGAGCCATAAATTGTTTTTTTAAATCCGTTTACTGTCTCAATGTAGGCAAAGTAACCAATGATTTCATCCGATTCTTTTTTCCCTTTAAGGTCAAGCTCTCCTGTCAGCTTGTCATAACCTTTCATTTCACCCTTATAAATCACATCAGCGTTGATGAACTTGTATGACCCTGTTCTCATGGCAAGTTGGACAAAACCGCGCCAACCAATTTGCATTTGGGGGATCATCTCTTTTTGCCATTTACCATCAATCATTATGCTTTTGTTGTATGGCACAATATAGGCAAAGCCAAGGCTCTTGTTGATTGGCAGCTTCAGCGTGGCAGCTTTCAATGCTTCCATGACAACTTTACCAGGAGCGCATTTTTGAAGATAGTTATCTCCTGAATAAAGATCGATCAGAGAAGAGATAAACAACGGGGCATTATCTGCCATAGCGTTAGCCATTTGAGTTTTTACGCTGTCTGCGTCAAGAACCTTTTTAAGCCCATCTATAGGGGTTAGTACTTTTGTTTGGTCTGTCATGATAGTTTCCTCTATTAAACTTTAATAAATCTGCCTGTTTTGGTACATTTTTCAGTACACTTGAAAGGTCTGCGGTTTTTTGGTTGTTCGGATCTTGGCAACCATGAGCAGTTTCCAGGGCTATAAATGCCATCGTTATCGACACGCTCAATGGTTAATCCTTCCGCATACCCACTCGCAAAGGCCCATGAGTAAAATAGCGAATAATTAGACCATTCGCCACAAACTGATATCCCCCGACCACCATAGTTGGCAAAAGCTTTATCGTTTTTATTTGTACACCGCTGGCGCATACTGCACCAAACCCTATAAAGCTTGCTTTTTGAAAGGCCGTGAGTGGTATTGCTTTCTGTAACCATTTTGCTTTTCAAGCAACCACAACTCTTTGTGTTGCCGCTTAGTAAGGCGTTAAGGTTTACTGTCTTTTTTGTTCCGCATTCACAAAGACAGGAGAATCTTCTAGAGTAACTTGTTCCGGCTGTTTCTTTTAAAATCAAAAGCCTGCCGAATTTTCCTGAAATTTTATTGTGTGTTCTGGGTCGTCCCATGAAACCTCCCATCAAAAGGTTGTCATCACAGAAATGAAAAGCGGAAGGCCTGGTGATGAATCAGGCTTTTCGGAGCAACCCTATCCGCTTATTGAAGTTTAATGATACCAATAAGTAAAAATAAATCAATTAATTTCTACTCTTAATACTTTGTCACTCTCAGAAACTATCAAAGATATAACCTGGCAATCAATGCCAATGTAACCAGTTATAGACTCTCTGTTGTCTATAAAAATAGGTAGCTTAATCCCATAATGTTTTTGCAGTGTCTTTATGATGTCAATCCCGGCCTTTACTCTTGAGCCATTGTTTAGCCCATTATTATAGGGAACACCGTCCACCAAAACTTCACAGGTTGGCATTATTCCAGAATTTATTTGTTCATGGAAAAGCTTAAAATGTACCAGTTCGAACCGGCTATTGATTTTACCCTCAAGCAATTCAACTTCAGCCTTTGTATAAAGTTCGATCAAGTGAAGCTGTTTTTCAAGCTCCTCATAACCCTTTGCAAGTTGTTCTTCTTCAAGCTTTAACTCTTCAATCCTGGTTTCGCCTTTTTCTCTGTCAGTTTGGGTTTTAAGGAGGTCGGTGACAGCCTCAAGTTTTATTTTAATTCGGTCACACTCTACGCCTGATTTCTGCAACGCGTCAGTGTTGTTTGATTCCAAAAGCTCAATTTCATCTTTTACCAACAGGCAAGCGCCTTTCGCTTGAATTGTTTCTTTGCTTGGGGTCAATTTACAGGTTGGGCCAGTTTGTTTTTCAATGTCGGCAAGTTCTTTTTGCTTTGAAGAAATCTCTTCAGATAGTCGGCTGATAACTTCAGAAAGCTTTTCGTTTTCACTTGTTAGATTTTTGTTAATATCAGCAAGCTCTTTTCCGTTTTTGTTGTTCTTTGCGAGAAGATCGGCCTTGTTGGTATTAAATTGTGCCAAGATCGAATCAATTTCGCTTTCGTCAAAATCCCTTTTACATGTTGGGCAAATAGTTTCGGAAGTATCAACTTCACTCTTTTGTATTTTAAAGAATTCTTCTTTGAGTAAAGAGATACGTGTGATATTTGTGCCAATTGTTTTTAGATGCTCAGCTTGTAAATCATCAGCGGTTTTTTTATCAGATGTCGCGCCGGAAATAAATTCTCGGATGGCGTCAATTTTCGCAAATGAATCAGAATTTTTATCACTGTGAGCTTTTTTGTCATTGTTCTCTGAATCAATTACGGCGGTGTTTGCTTCTGCAAGTTTTTGTTTTAAAACCGCAACCTGGCCACCTGACTCTATGGCCTTATATTCAAGCTCTAATCCCTTCAGTTCTATTTCAAGTTTTATCTTTAGCTTAAGGTCGTCGGCGGTGTCATATTCTGGTGACAAGCCCCTTTCAACTTCGTCAACCCTGGTCGGTATTTTCTCAATTTCCTTATTGATTTTTAAGCGATTGGCATTGATAACCTTTTTCATTTGTTCGCATGTCTTACCGTCAAGGATAGCCGGAAGTTCAGCAAGCTCCTTATTGGAGCCGATTATGTCTTTTTCGGTTATATCACCGCACACTTCAAGCAATAGCTTTCTGCGTTCTGTCCATGATAATTGAGTGGAAAAATATGATGGCGAGGTCAAGAGCTTGAAGGCTTCTTGCTCTGCTATTTCTGCGATAACAGCTTTATATTTTGTTTTTGACTCTGGGACACCATCAACAAAATGTTCTGTCTCGTGGCCGGTAAATTCCTTTGTAGTGGTCCCGCGTTTTTTCGTCCAGATTTCATGGTATATTTTTTTAAGAGTAATAACCTTTCCATCTTTAAGCTGATAAGCGCCCTCAACAGAATGATCAAGTTTGTTTATAGTAGAGCCATCAAGGTTAAGGGTTTTAATCCCAAATGTTGCGTTCCCAAGGCTGTCGGTGTCTGCCAGCAACCATGAATTGGCATCTGCCAATGTTGTTTTGCCAACTTTATTATCAGCGAGAATATCAGCATTTTTGCCTTGTGGGGAAAATGTAAAATTTTTAATTTTTTTGAAATTGATTAGTTTTAATTCTAGTAGTTTCATTGTTGGTCCTCTTTAAATTATTATTTTACCTGCTGTTAATTCTCTGATTTCATCAATAGTGAGAAAAGTATATTTTGAATTGCCTTTTGAATGCCAAACACCGTTAATTCTTATCCTGAATCGATCTTCCCACCAGCCAGGATCTTTTCTTGGCTTGGGGTTGAACATCTTCTTTCCGTAACGCCATTTTCGTTTCCATTGAATTGCCGGGAATGCTTCAATTTTAGTTAGTTTCTTGCCCTTTATCTTAAGCAAAATACTCGAATGTCGTTGCCTCTCTTCGCTCATATCAACCCTTTACCACCCTGAATAAATTCCACCAAACCGCAAAGCCTCCACCGATTAAAATAGCAAGGTCGGCAATAATGAACGAAAGAATTATCAACGTTGTTTTGTCGTATTTTTTTACAGTGATGTGGTTTTTGTATTTATTCCCAAGAATAGCATTAACAGGATTAATGGTCCCTAAAGACTCCCATTGCTTGCAGTGGCATTCTAGTTTTGGTCTTTGCTTTTTCATGGATTCCTCTCTCTTATTGTTTAGGTGTTCATGTTGTATTAATGATCCGAAACCTTTTCCTTTCGCTGATTTGATTTTCATTCCTCCGTTGAATTAGCTTTTGATCTTTATCGCACAGAATTAAAATGATGTCAAGTAAAACAATGTATATTAAAACAAATCAAATCTCTTTACATTTTTAAATGTACGGTGTAATAATGATTCATACATTAATTTAACACAAGGAATACTTATGGAAAGCAGAAGCGTACAGTTAACAAAAGAAGAGATTAAAGATATTGATAAACTCGCCAAAAAAGAAAGCCGCTCTTTCGCTGGCCAGGTTCGTCATCTGGTAAGAATTGCATTGGGATCTATAAAGAAATGATGCACGAAAAGTTAGAAAGAAAACTGGCTAAGTTGCTGGCTCTTGCCGAGCGAGGAGTTGGTGGTGAAAAAGAAGTTGCGAAAGAAATGCTTGGGAGGTTGATGGATAAACATGGGATTACCATAGACCAATTGACGGGCGATGTGAAAACAATGCGATGGTTAAAGTGGGGTAATGGTAAGATTAACAGGAGGTTGCTGTGCCAAATTTTTAATCACGTTTGTGGGAATGAAATAAGCATTTATACTACGCCAAACAGAAAGGCAACTCTAGGCGCGGAGATAACAGACGCAGAATATATTGAAGTTGAATTGAAGTTTACTACTTTTAAGAAAGGTTTATCTGAACAAATCGATATTGCTTACCAGGCTTTCGTACATAAGCACGACATATTTCCACCGCAAGAAGATAGCAATGGTGATAATAGGCCGGAGTTGAGCGCCGAAGAAAGGGCCAAGGTTAAAAGAATGCTTGCAATGAGTGACGTTATGCCAGGCATAAATATCAGGAGGGAAATTGGGGAATGAAAGATTTCGACACGGCCCTAATCATCAGAGAACCATGGATAGAACTTATCCTCTCTGGCCAAAAGACATGGGAAATGCATTACAGATATATAAAAATCCGTGGCAGAATCGGGCTCATAAAGCAAGGAACCGGCTTAGTTGTGGGGTCAGCAACGATCCACGATTGCTTAACCAGAAAATCCTTTGACCAGCTAATTATAAATTTTGACAAGCATCAAGTTCCATATGATGGAAAATGGGACACATATAAAAAGTGGAGATTCCCGCTTGTCTTAAAAGATGTCATAAGGTTCAGCCATCCCATTAAATACGATCATAAACAGGGGGCGCAATCATGGATAAAAGTATGAAAAAAGAAATGTACAAATCAACTAAATGTCGTGGCGGTAAGTGCCCTTGTTGTGGAAGGCGTGTATGCTTAAAAGTCAGCCATATTGTTTGCTGGCGTTGTGGTTTTAAGTTGTGCGGTGATTAGCGATAGTGTGAATACTAACCTGAATCAGCTGACACCAACTACCAAGGAGAACAGACTATGTACTGCCTTTTCTGTCACAAAAAAATTAGCGAAGACACAAACTATGCAGTATGTACGGAATGCATAAAAACCCAAAACATACCAGACCACAACAATGGTGGCGCAAGTACAGCCTTAAGTGTTCCAACTAATTTGCTTGTTAGCTGCCCAGATTGTGGGGGTGTTATGAAAGATAAGGTCCATACCAGTGGATATGCTATCTACGGAAACTTCTATTGTGTTCAAGGATGTGGGTTTAAGACTGTAAGCTTTAAAGGAAACAAAGAGCATAGGGAATGCGTAAGTAAATTTTCAAAAAAGGCAAGCTAACGTCCTGAATCACCCGCACATAGTAATGAGGAACGAATATGAAAAGCGTAGAACATAAACAAGAAAATAAAGCCCAAACGCCAAGCCTCGAAGTGTCGGCTGTGCATGAGCTTGTTAGCTTTGGCCTGCCACCGAATAAGGAGCAAGATGAATTTGTTTTTGTCTTCAAAAAAAACGATGACTATGCGGTGTATGGGACTATTGACGCAGAAATGAACAAGTACAAACTGCAAGACAAAGGATTTCGGCATATAGCAACTTTGTCAGCAAGCATATGGATAAGTAACTTGCTAAATGGTGGATACAAGAACGCAATAGATCAAATACAGGAGTTAAGCTAACGGTTGGCATAAGCAGTGCGCCACCGTACTAACAGATTTTAATAAATATAGCCTCTTCGCATCTGCTTGAGGCCTTGGTTGGGCCGTGTTTGGCCTATAACATAAATCCTTATTAAGGAGTAAGAACATGACAAAGCAAGTAAGAGTTGAAAACGCTGACACAAGTGACCACAAGTTAGTTGTTGAAGTATGGGATCAGGGCAGTGAGGTTGATGGAGTAGTGACCCCTGATAGCAAGTCGCACGAAATCTCACTGGACAACCCTGCTGACATGGCGACCGAATGTGTCCATAGCACTCGCTATCTCGTCATTAAAGAAAAGTAGTAAAACTGGCCGCCTGGAAAGAGCATCTTCCAGCGGCCCAACGCTTGGTATAAGCCGCCAGCCTGGGAGTAACTTTGATAAAAAGAACCCCATTCTGGTCGGCTTGATACCCTGGTTGGGATTACGGTTTGTATAATGGTGCAGCTTTTTAATAACCAAAACTAGGAGTGAAACTATGTTTTTTAAAGATGACACAGGAATAAATGTAATACAGTTTGGCACCGGAGATATTGAAGTTACTGCTGGACTTCTCGATTTACCCAAAGAGACAATAGGGTGTGTCTCCTTTATTTCCCAAGGTGAAATGGAAATTGGCGGGGAGGCTGAACGTGCTAAAACTGATGATGGTGAATGTAAGTTGGACACTTTGGCACATACCAGAATGGTTTTTACTGATGTTAAGTCGATTGATGTAGTCATGGAGTACTTGCAAAAAGCAAAAGATGACATGTTTAAAGATGCTGAATAGTAAACCCAACGTTGTAATAAGTGGAGCGCCCAGGACTTGCAGGTTTAATAAACGCACCTCTTCGCTTCCACTTTATTACTTGGTTAACTGGAAAAGCAGTTTCAATGCCCATTATTTAGTAGCAGTACAAATGCTTTAAAAGGAGAAACATGACAACAATATCTTGGTTTTCGGCTGGTGGCTCTAGCGCAGTGGCTACAAAATTAGCTATCGATAAAATAGACAGAATAATATACACGCACATTGACGACCAACATGGAGACACTATGCGATTTGTCCGGGACTGTGAAGATTGGTTTGGCAAACCGGTGGAGATCCTGCAGGATAAGCACAAAACTGTTGCCTCCGCCTGTCTCGGAGCTGGCGGGAAAGGGTATATAAATGGGCCAACAGGTGCGGCTTGCTCCATGCGACTAAAACGTGACTTACGGCTCAAATTTGAGAGGCAACACGACAAGGAGCCGTTAAGTTATGTGTGGGGTATAGACTATACCGAAGCCGGAAGGTGTTTGGGCCTTGAAGAACAGATGCCTACCAGGGAGCATATATTCCCACTTGTAGATTTGCGGATGAGCAAAAATGACGTACATAAGATTTTAACCGCCAGTGGAATAAAACGGCCAGCTATGTATGAAATGGGATATACGAACAACAACTGCATAGGCTGCGTGAAGGGAGGTATGGCGTACTGGAACAAGATACGAGTTGATTTCCCCAAGGTGTTTGAAGAACGGGCCAAAATGGAAAGGCAAATCGGAGCTACGTGCTTGAAAGACAAGAAAGGGCGGATATACCTTGATGAACTCGACCCAAAGAGAGGGCGTGGCACTCCACCCGTAGTAGCAGAATGTGGGATACTTTGTGGGGTATTGGGGATATGAAAATAAAACAAAGCGGTAAATACGCCTGGCATACATGGTTTGCGTGGTTCCCCGTGTCATTGGAGAGTGATGGCGAAAGTGTATGGGGTGAGGATGTTTACAGAAGGTACAACCCAAACCTACATAAACCACACGATTGGGAGCATTACCCCGGCGTGGCTACCGGAAGGTATGAATATGCCACAGAATTACCAGGGATTTGATTTAAGTACGCGGGTAAGCGGGCGTAAAGCCTAGTTTAAGGAAACTATTTTCCATTTAACAGTGTCAATAACCATCACGCAGTTTATTAAAATATTTATAAATGCCTAAAATAACTAATAAAATTCTTAAATCAAATGCATATTACCTATAATAAACACACCGAGAAAACTTTAACTTTTAACTGCTGCATTGAAGCGCAGGCGTGTATGGACCATCAGTGTGTGTATGTTTTTTGGGTACAGGGGTTTTGCAAGATAGGTGTTGACTTGTTTTTTTAATTTTGTAATGTGATACTTTAATTGTACGGATAGGTTTAGCGACTGAATGGCAAGCCTCGACAACTTGCCGCCCGTACTTCATTTCTCTGTCGCACCTTAGTCGGAGGTTGTCTTTTAAAATGGCCAGAAAAGAATCAAGAACGGTCGAATATTTTCCCCACCAAGTAGCACATAAAAAAACTATAACACTTCTTAAGTCAAAATTTAAAAGCGATGGATATGCCGTATTTTTCCAGACCTTAGAAAAGCTTGGAAAGTCTAAGGATCATTTCTTTGATTTCTCAGACGAAATTGATTGGTTGTTTTACGTGTCGGAAATGGGTGTTTCTGAGTCTATAACTAAGGAAATCCTTGACTACTGCGTAAGACTTAGGGCTTTTGACCAGGAACTATACGACAATAATATACTTTGGTCCGATAATTTTGTCGAAAACTTAGAACCTGTTTACTCTAAAAGGATTAATGATATACCAACTAAACCCGTTTCAGGGCCGGAAACTGTTATTGCCGTGACGGTAACCGACTTCAGCGGGGTTTCCGGGGGTAGAAGTACACATAGTAAAGTAAAGGAAGTAAAGGAGAGTAAAGAAGAACAGGTTGAATCTACAGTTTTTGCAGAACCAGAAAAGCAAACCAAAACAACGCAAGCTCCACTCCGAGAAATAATAGACTTATGGAATGAAAAATGTAAGCATTTAACACCTGTTGGCGTTCCGCCTGCTTTGCTGTGCCATGAAATTCAAAACAGGTGGGATGAAAACCCAGAGCTTAATTTCTGGAAAGATAATTTCTTTGGTAATTTCAAGGGCTCTGATTTTCTCATGGGGAAATTAGATTTTAAACCAGATTTTTTGTGGAGCCTTGACCAAGCTAAGTTTGGCAGGATATGCACAGATTTTTATAAGACCAGGAAAAAGGGTGAAGGCTCAGAAGATGGCCAGGATGGGTTAGTTTTTAATCACGACACTTGCGGGGCGTGCGGTCAATTCTACGATGGTTGCCCAGATAAAAGAATGATTGAAGCGGTCAAGCCAAACGGATGTGAAATATATTCGTTTGATAGGAATTCACATTTTAAGAGTTTTGGGTTTTAATTTGGCGTGGAGACTAAAGGCTGACATAAATAACTTGACATTTTAGTGCAAATCGTGTTGTGATTTTGTCATGGCACCACCAAAAGGAAATAAATATTATCTTCTTCGTTCAAAAGACGGCAGAGAAAAGAAGTACGAAACGCCTGACGATTTGTGGAAAGCATGTTGTAGATATTTTCTGTACGTTGAAAAAAACCCGATAAGAGAACAGAAAGTTTTTTGCAGTAATGGTGTTGTTAAAAAAACAACCGTTACAAAAATGAGGGCAATGACCTTAGCAGGTCTTAGGTTGCGGCTTGGGTTGTCTGAAAGTGGCTACAAAGAGTATAGGAAAAGAGATGATTTTTTGTGGGTCACTGGCGCAGTAGACGACATCCTCTATTCGCAAAAGTTTGAAGGTGCAGCGGCTGGCATACTAAATGCCAACATTATAGCACGCGACTTAGGGTTGACAGATAAAAGTGAACTTACCGGAAAAGATGGTAAAAATTTAATTCCTGTTCTTAATGTCACAGCAAGCCGAGATAAATCTTGATTTACATGACAAGCAACTTAAGTGCTTATTCTCGACAGCCACTGAGATATTGTATGGCGGTGCAGCAGGAGGCGGTAAAAGCCACCTTATGCGGTGTGCGGCAATTATTTGGTGTGTTGCCATTGCTGGCCTTCAGGTTTATCTGTTTCGCAGGATTAAAGACGACCTTGTCAAGAACCATATCGAAGGCCCAAAAGGTTTTAGAAACCTTCTCGCGGTTTGGGTTGATGCTGGCCTTGCGGAAATTACAGACAAAGAGATTAGGTTCTGGAATGGTTCGAAAATATTCCTTTGTCACTGTAAAGACGAAAAGCACAGATTCAAGTACCAAGGCTCAGAGATGCATGTATTGCTTATCGATGAGCTTACCCACTTCACAGAAACAATCTACAGATACCTCCGAGGCAGGGTTAGAAAGGTCGGCCTTCCTCCACTCCCAAAAGAATACAAAGGCATGTTCCCTCGCATTGTTTGCGGCTCTAACCCTGGCGGGATTGGCCATTTGTTTGTCAAAACTACTTTCGTTGATTCGGCCCTTGAAGGTGAAATACACAGGGCAAGCAAGAAGGAAGGCGGCATGTTGCGCCAATATATCAGGGCACTGCTTGACGATAACCCATCGTTGCTTGAAGATGATCCAGAGTATGAAGATAGGCTTGAGGGGCTTGGTTCTGAGGCCTTGGTTAAGGCTATGCGTTATGCTGATTGGAATATCATCGAGGGCGCTTTCTTTGACTGTTGGTCTGTTAAGCTTATTATCAAGCCTTTTGAAGTTCCTAAAAAATGGATTAAATTTGTCTCTTTCGATTGGGGATCTGCAAAACCTTTTTCTGTTGGTTGGTGGACTGTTTCAGAGGGCGATATATTACCAGATGGCCGACAATATCCAAAAGGCGCTCTTATTCGTTACCGCGAATGGTACGGGCAAAAAGAAGGTGCAAAGGCAGACACAGGCTGCAAGCTTACATCGAGGCAGGTTGCGAAAGGAATTATTGACAGACAACAGCCAGGAGAGGAAATTGACTATCATGTTGCTGACCCTGCTATATTTGCCAACCACGATGGGCCAAGCATTGCAGAAAAGATGCTTGACGAAGAGGAAGAACTCACATTCTTTCAAGCTGATAATTCAAGGGTTCCAGGTTGGGATCAGGTAAGCGACAGAATGAAGGGCGAAGATCAACGCCCTATGATTTATTTCTTTGAAACTTGCAGAGATTCGATTAGAACTATACCAGCACTTCAGCACGACGAAAACAGGCCAGAGGATTTAAACACAAGCATGGAAGACCACGCGGCAGACGAAACAAGGTATGCCGCCATGAGCCGACCATACACAAGGCCTTTATCAGAGAAGCGAAAAGACAAAGAAGACCGTTGGGACAAAGCATTCGACAAAGAAGAGTCGGGGAATGACACATCATGGAAAACGGCGTAAGTCTCGAAACTAAAATACAGTGGTATGAGTCATCGGCAGAGATGACGTTAAATGCTCGTAAGCTGTCAGAGCGTGACCGTGATTACTACGACCATAAGCAGTGGACAGAAAAAGAAAGGTCAGACCTTGCCAAACGTGGCCAGGCGGCTATCACCATAAACCGAGTCCAGCCTAAGATTGATTTTCTTATTGGCCTTGAGCAAATGAGGCGAAGAGGGCCGAAAGCCTTTCCGAGAACACCAATTCACGAAGATGCTGCAAATGCTGCCACTGATGCATTGAGATATGTAACAGATGCAGAAATGTGGGACGGTAAGCGGTCCGAGTCTTTTGCTAATCTTACCATTGAGGGAACGTGCGGCGCTGAAGTAATAGTTAAGAAGAATGCCAAGGGCGAAATGGTTATTGTCTTGAATAACATCATGTGGGACCGTTTATTTTATGATCCACACTCAAGGCGTAAAGACTTTAGTGATGCAAATTATCTTGGCACTGTCACATGGATGGACCTTGATGACGCAAAAGAAAAATGGCCAGGTGAAGATAAAGAACAAGCCCTTGACGCATCCCTGGTGCCTGGTGATCTTGATGAAACCTATGAGGATACGCCACGTATTTCATGGGGCGACAATGATAGAAAGCGGGTCAGAATAATTGAGATGTACTACAAGCATAAAGGCATGTGGTACAGGTGTGTTTTTACAAAAGGCGGCATACTTGAGGCGGCAAAAAAATCATTTTACCTTGATGAAGATGGCATTCCAGAGTGCCCGTTAATTTTCCAAAGCGCAAAAGTTGACCGTGAAGGAAATCGATATGGATTTGTAAGAACTCTTATCGATCCACAAGACGAAGTTAACAAGCGCCGGTCTAAAGGTTTGCACTTTATGTCATTAAGGCAGACAGCAGGAGAAAAAGGCGCTGTCAAAGATATACAGAAAATGAAGCGTGAACTATCCAAAGCAGATGGCCACGTTGAGTATATGAAGGGGTTCGATTGGAAGATTCTCGACACGAATGATATGGCGGCAGCACAGTTCAGTATGATGCAAGAGGCAAAAAGAGAGATTGACGATGTTGGTGCAAATGCTTCACTTACTGGCAAAGAAGAAAAGGCGCAATCTGGTAGAGCGTTAGAGGCACGCGGCCAAGCTGGTCAAGTTGAGCTTGGGCCATTGTTCGACATGTTAAGCCAATTCGACCACAGAGTTTACCGATCAATATGGAATCGTATTAAGCAATTTTGGGGCGAAGAAAAATGGATCCGTGTAACAGACGATGAAAATAACCTTGAATGGGTTGGCCTAAACGCTCCTGTGACTGTCGGTGATATGTGGGCACAGCACCAACAGAGAATTCAAAACGTGGATCCGGCACAACAAGAACAGGCCACTTCAGACTTTATTGGCATGATGCAAGAGAAAGGCGTAAACTATCAAGATCCTAACGCAGTTTTCACAGTTGCCAATAATGTTGCAGAGCTTGACGTTGATATTATCATTGAGGATGTGCCAGACGTTGTTAGTTTGCAGCAAGAACAGTTCGCAGAGCTTGCCCGACTTTACCCATCAGTACCAGAGCAGTACAAAATTGAAGCTTTTGAGATGATTATCGAGGCCTCAAGCATTCGAAACAAAGACAGGATGCTTGGCAAGAAAAAAGGCGGAGAGGAAGCCGCGAAACAGGCACAAGATCAAGCGGCTGAACTTATAGAAATCGAGAAGCAAGCAAAAGTAGTCGATATAGAAAACAAAGTAGCCGATACAGACAAGAAAAAGTCAGAGACAATGGAGAACATGGCCCAGATACAGAAGGTGGTTGTTGATACTTCTAGGGCTCCGGTGCAATGAAAACACTGATAATCGTATGTGCATCAATTTACATTATAGACAAGGCTATCTTGGTGGCACTTGCCATTATAGGTATATTCAATAATTGATTAGGAGGTTGATTATGGAAGAGAAAAACAGACTATACGGAAAGGAGTTAAAAGACTCATACGATTGGGTGTTCCCATTAATAAATAAAAAGTTTAAAAACATTAAGGCAGTTGGGTTTCTTCAAGATTATGACTCTAAGTTTAATATTATAATAGAAAGGGGCAGAAAAGGTGATGAAGGGTGGGGAAGAATCGCTTTTAGGCTTGATTTTGAATGGATGGTCAAGTCAACATATGGTACGCATATCGACGAAGACGGAGAGGAATACGAGGGTTATGGCCCACCGCACACCTATAAACATTTTTCGTTAAACGCTGACGAAAACCCTAAAAAGAGGTTTATGGCTTTGCTGTACTCTGCCAGGGATCTTTTTAATAATTAATAATTAACTTGGAGGTTAATGAAATGAGCAACAAAGTGAAGGACATCAAGAAGAACTTAAATAAACCAGCCGACGAGCCTAACGATGGTATGCAACTATACCTTGGCGTTAAAATGATCCAAGCCAAGCCAATGAACGCAGGTGAGGCATATAAACAGTTGCACAGGACAGTCTCAACGGACAAGTCTACCGAAGGGTACCTAGTTGAGTACGAAGATAATTATCAATCATGGAGCCCAAAAGACGTTTTTGACAAAGCATATGAGCGAATTGATGGAATGACTTTCGGGCTTGCTCTTGCAGCACTCCAAAAAGGCCACAAGGTTACATTGCCTCATTGGATTCCTGGTGGCGTTCATTTGATGGCACAGTTGCCGGATGAGAATAGTTTGATGACAGAGCCATATATTGCATTCTGTCTTGGCAGCGGGAAAAAAGTTCCATACGCCCCAACTCATATCGAAATGTTTTCTGATGCTTGGATTATATTTGATGAGATTGAGGAAGTTGTTGAAACAGACAAGGAAGAGACTAAGGCATGAGGATAGTATTCGTCGTGTTGATAGCTGTTTTATTGTCGGCGTGTGCGGCAACTAATCAAGTGTGTGTTCCTGAAAATGTTGAGAGGCTTGATATTTTATGGGATATGCACAAACGGTTGATTAAAAAATAAGGAAGTAACTATTATGACCTTTGAAGAAGCGTTACGTAAGCTAAAGGAAGGACGCAAAGTCGCCCGTAATGGGTGGAATTGAAAAGGCATGTTTGTGGCGCTACAAAAAGGATATCCCCAAGGTATACCTTGTAACAAGCAAACAGCAGAGGCGTGGAGAATGAAAGAAGGGGATTCTTTTATTTGCAATCCATATCTGCAAATAAAGTGCGTTGATGGCTCTCATAGTATGTGGGTGCCAAGCATTAACGATATCTTAGCAGATGATTGGGAAGACGTTTAAAAAGTAGTAAATAGTTCTTTTAAAACCAGGGTTTTTTCGACCTTTCCGGCCAGTTAGGAAGAAAGACGCAAGATAAACTTAAGGGCAGTGTGGTGCCACATCACCACACTGCCCTTTTTTTTATGCCCATAGCTGCCCCGGCTTTTAGGGGATTCGGTCCGGCACCGCTAATTGCCGCTACAGGTCAACGCTGATAGACAGTTGAAAAAGGATTGTGAACGGAATGCCAGATGAACAATTAGTAGAACAGCAGGAAGAAACTTTTGTACCTCCAAGCAATGAGATGCTTTTCGATGGAGCAGAAGAGGCGGTTGTGGCGCAAGATGCATCAGGTGGCGGAGAAGGTGCGCTAAAAGATGATAAGGGCGACGAGCAACAGGCTGACGCTGACACGAAAGACGACAAGCCAAAAAATGATGAGGCCGACGATATCCTTGACGACAAAGAGAAGCTTGAGCTCTCCGACGACGACAAGGAAAAGTCTGGAATCTATCATGATCTTAAAAAGGAGCGTACAAAACGGCAAGACCTTGAATCGGAAAACGAAAGTTTAAAGAAACAGCTTGCCGGTGGCACAGACAACAAAGACGAAAAAGGCGGCGAAGATGATAAAAAAACCTTTTGGGACGATCCCGACAAGTCAGTCGAAAGCCTCAAGGCGAATACGGCTATGGAAGTCCATAAGGCAAACTTTAAAATCTACGCTCGTTTCGGCAAAGAAAAACACGGCGAAGAAAAGTTCGATGCTGCCTTTGCAGAGTTTGGTGTGCTTTCTAAAAATGACACCACACTTTTTCAGAAAATGTCTGAAGCCGATGACCCTGCCGAGTTCATTTACCAGGCCGGGAAACAATCAATCGCGTTAAAAGAAATCGGAGATCCAGCGGCGTTTCGTGTCAAGATCGAGGAAGAAGTAAGAGCCAAGATCGAGGCAGAGTCGAAGGCCGACAAAGACAAACAGGCCAAAGACGATGGCCCGCCGGAGTCTCTTTCAACTGTCAGCAGTAAAGGTGTGCAAGACCAGAAGGTCATAAACACCAGTACTGCCGAGGACCTTTACGATTAAGAGGTAATTTATTATGGCCGACTCACAGGCATCAGCAGGTTTAACCGTTCAGCAGTGGGATGCTAAATTTTACAAAGAAGCTCTCGACGCTAATATTTTCAAGCCCTACATGGGCACAAAAACAAACTCCGTAATCCAGGTAAAAGAAGACCTGACCAAAAAGAAAGGTGATAGTGTTACCTTCGCTCTGGTTAATCGTCTTAAGGGTGCAGCAACTACTGGTAGCTCAACTCTTGAAGGAAACGAGGAAGAAATGGACTCTCGTAGCTTCAAGATTACAGTTGACCAGTACCGGCACGCTGTTCGAATCCCTGTTCTTGAGGATCAGTTTTCCGCCATTCCTTTACGTGATGCCGGTAAAGAAGTTCTTATTGATTGGGAAATGGAATTGACCCGCGACAAGATTATTGCCGCTCTTGGTTCGTTCAATGGCGTTGATTATGATGACGCATCAGAAGTGCAAAAAGATGCTTGGCTTGTTGACAATGCTGACCGTGTTCTCTTTGGTGCGCTGAAGTCTAACAACTCTGGCCCTGGCGATCATAGCGCGGCTCTTGCCAATATTGACAACTCAGCGGATCAGATTTCAGCGGCTGCTGTAACCCTGCTTAAACGCATTGCAAAAGGTGCAGACCCAAAAGTCAGACCAATCAAGCCACGTAAGGGCGGGGTAACATCTGACAGCTATATTATGTTCTGTCCTTCTCTGCATGTTCGCGACCTTGCGACAGACTCCACGTTTGTGCAAGCTAATCGTGACGCTCGGAATCGTGGCAAGTCAAACCCACTTTTCACCGGTGCTGACTACATTTATGACAATATTTTCGTCATTGAAGTCGAAGACATTCCAATTATCACCGGCGCTGGCGCTGGCGGTATTGATGTTGCTGCCAGCTATCTTTGCGGCGCACAGGCTGTCGGCATGGCAGTGGCTAAACGGCCACAGTCAATTGAGGAAGAGTTTGACTATAAAGACAAGCAGGGTATCGCTATTCGCCAGTGGTATGAAATTAAAAAGATGCTGTTCGGAACTGGCGACAGTGACACCGACGATCTTAAAGACCATGGTGTAGTTACTGGCTATTTCGCGGCTGTAGCTGACGCATAGGATACAACCGAGCCTCAACCTCCACTTGGTTGTAGCGGTCAACCTGGGGTTTTAATCTCCTAGCCCCAGGTTGACCTTTTTGAAACAATTTAAAAGAAGGAAAAGACATGAAAAAACATTTATTGGTGCTGTTGGCATCCTTATTCTTACTAATCCCAAGCATTGCTCTTGGTGCTGGTGAAACGGCGGCGGGGGATGAGCTTCTATTATCTCCCGTAGGCTATAAAGCTTCTGGTTTTACTCTTGCAACTCTTTCAAAGTCACACGAAGCGACGACCACCGAAACCGAGACAGCCGATGTGATTAGCATGGGCTCAATACCTCGTGGCGCTATTCCTATCGGTGGGTATCTTGCTTGTGATGACCTCGACTCAGGAACAGCACTTGTTATCGATGTTGGTGATGCTGACGATGCAAACGGCTACTTGACCGCCGACACAACTTGCCAAGCTGGCGGAATAGCAAACTTTGATGGTGCCTATCTGACTGACAAGTCAACCAAGACGACAAAGACAAATATTTTTGTTAAGGCAACTACGGCAGCGGGTACGGCGGTAGCCGGTACTATTCGGCTTGTTGTTTACTACTTGACCCCTTAATTTATTGAGGGTTATAATGGGCGCTGGAACCGTAACCAGAATAAACAACCGGCCCTCTTTTTAAAACTTTTAGGAGGAAAAAGAAAATGTCAGAAGTAAGAAAGTTTAGCTACAACGGCGACCATAAGTCATTGAATATGTACGGCATTGATTGCCCCAAAGGTACGCCTGTTGATGTTGATTGTAGCATAAAGCTACCACATGGTGGCCTGGTCGTTGATAAGTTTGCGGGCAATAGCCACTTTGACGAAGTTGGCGAACCAAAGACGACAGGCAGCGACAAAGACAAGCCTCTACTTGCTCTTGATGCTGACGGTCTACTTGACGGAAAAGCACTTGAAGACGTTCACCACTCAACGCTTAAAAAATTCGTTGCTCAACTTGAAGGCGAATACACCGACAAAGAGCAAGCAATCTCTTTAATAAGGGAAAAAGCAAATGGCAACGCAAGTTGATATTGCAAACAAAGTTTTAGTTAAACTCCGCGTTCTTCCTGAGGGCGAGGCGGCGAAAGGTGCCGACCTCGTCGCAGCGAAGAAAAAGTATATTGAAGTTTACAATAAGTTCATTGAGGAAGATGTGGCCAATTGGCAGATCGACCTTATACCCGATTGGGCGGTTATACCTGTTGTTGCTATTGTTGCCGACCAGATGAAAACCAACCAGCCAGGTGACTACAAAGTCCAACTTGAGAATGATGCGGGGCTTGGGTGGCGTAACCTGATTAGAAACGCTGCAAAACGCTATTCATATGTAACTACTGAATATTCGAGCTTTTAAACATGCCTAAAGTACAGATACCATTTGTTGGCGGATCATACAAAGCGCATTCTGGCAACCTTAACGCCCAGGAAGCTATAAATATTTTTCCTGTTATTGACAGCCAGCAAGGCAAATCTCCTGTCTCAATGTATAGGGTTCCAGGTTCAACCGAATTTGCAGACCTTGGTACAGGCGAAAAGGTAGACCAGATGCTGGCATGGGATGCCCTTCTTTACGCTGTCTCGGATGGAAACATATTTGAGATAGACAGCGTTGGGGCTGTAACTGACCGGGGGGCGCTTGCTGGTATTTCTTCTTCTGGAAACACATGGATGGAGAAAAACAGGCTGCAAATAATGATTGCCGATGGTTCTGTAAATGGCTGGACTTATACCGTTTCAACAACCACAGCGGCTGCAATTGCTGATGGTGATTTTCCCGGTGCATCAAGCCTAACGTATCAAGATGGTTACGGTATAGTTTCGGTGCCTGACTCTGACCAGTTCAACATCTCAGGTTTATATGACTTTACCTCATGGGATGCCTTGCATTTTGCTACCGCAGAAACAAAATCTGACACAATTTCCACTATTTTTTCCAACGGCAGAGAATTAAGGCTTTTTGGAAAAGAAAATCTTGAAAACTGGTTTAACAGCGGGGCTGACTTTCCCTTTGATCTAATGAAAGGGACAGAGCAAGCAATCGGCACCATAGCCCCTGCAAGTGTGGCTTCTGGCGACAACGCTGTGATGTGGCTTGGAATTACTAACCAAATATGGCTTGCCAGGGGATACGCCCCACAAATTATATCAACACCACAAATTGAGCATCAAATCGAAGGATTAGGGACATTCTCTGACGCTATCGGTTTCACATATACCCAAGAAGGCAACACGTTTTACATTTTAACCTTCCCAACAGGCGGCAAAACGTTCGCCTATGATCTTTCTACGGGTTTTTGGCACCAAAGGTCAACCGGAACACAAGAAGGCCGGTGGCGTGCAAACTGTAACGCATTCTTTGGCAACAAAAACCTCATTGGTGATTATGCAGATGGCAAGATTTACTTGCTTGACATGGATACCAGGCTTGACGGTGGTGAGCCGATTAAATGGCTAAGGACAGCACAGCACATTAGCGAAAGTGGCTTTGATATATTCCATAACTCACTTGAGGTTAATATGGACACTGGTTTTGCTCTGGCAGGAGAAAAGCCACAGATATGGCTTTCGTGGTCAGACGATGGCGGAAAAACATGGAGCAATCAACATCAAAATACCATGGGCAAATCTGGACAGTATAGCAAAAAGCTTATCTGGGGTGGACTAAACGGCCTTGGCAAATCGGCAGATAGAATCTATAAGCTTGAAGGTGATGGTGCGGCAAAGACTTCAATTATCGACGCTTATCTTTATTTTGATTTAGGATCTTGGTAATGGCAGAAGTAAAACAGATATCATACCCAAACTTGTCAAAGGGACTTGAAGAAAAAGACGGCGGCATCGAGCCTGAATGGGCGGCATGGATCAGGGATATGACCTTGGCAATAAATAAAGGCTATGATGGGACACTTGACGTTACAACGCCATCAGGGACAAAAACGCTTACTTTTGAGCATGGAATTTTGACGGATATTGCATAATGCTGAAAACACTTTCTATATGTTCAACCTGTTACAAGCGCATTCCTGCTGAGATAATAATCAGAGATGGCGCGGCGCACATGATTAAAGATTGCCCTGTCCATGGCAAACAAGAGGCACTTATTGATCCTGATGCCAGTACGGTTATTGACAACTATAACACCACGACAGTGGGGCATAATAAGGCTATTCTTGTGCCGGTAACAGACAAGTGCAACATGTCATGCAAGTGGTGTTTCACTGCTGGTGTTAAAACTGAAGAAAAAACCGCTGAATATTACGACAAGCTATTAATTGACTTGAAGTTACAGAGATATTCCTTTCTTCTTTCCGGCGGAGAACCAACACTCAGAGAAGACTTTCACGAATTTTGCAGCAATCTACATGCTAACGGGTGGCCGGTTGTCACAATGACCAATATGATAAAATTTGCCGATCCTGTTTTCATGAAAGATTGTTTCACTGTTGGATTGATCACAGATGGCACGCTAAATGTCGATTTCTCAATGCAGCATCCAAAAAACTATGACGGTGAAATTGCAGCTAAAAAATACCATGCAATTGCCAATCTCGAAAAGTTTGGAATTAAAGCAAATTG